GGCGGCTACAATAAAGATAATATCTTTAAATAAATAATCATAAATCAAATAATTAACCGGTAGTGACCCTTTAACCAGTATTTTGAAAAATGGAATCATTGTTGGAACTCATATCTCAACCTATCCCGGCGAGATTGGATATTCAGGAACCAAATGTTTTTGTTAATCTTCACCCAGCGTTTGACTCATCTATGATAGAAGTTGAAATTGGTACTGAATACGCCAAAATCAATTATCAAGGCCACATCACAGGGGATGTAAGTGAGTCAATACAGACAATAGGTAAAACTCACGGAACAGGTGTTACCATGCCGATAAATAGAATTAAGATGATACCTCATGAGCTCGTATGTGCTGCTCTGACAAAGATGAAATCAGACTCTCCAATGAGTAGGATAATGCATATGCATGATGATAGCGACAGACTAACCCCAGACTTTATACTAGAAGTTGATAATGGATTCGCTGTTATAGAGGTCAAAACCACAGAGAATATTAGAAAACTAAATGATAAATACAGGGAAGCTATGGATAAATACTATGATCAGTGCAATAGAAGGGTCACGTTCACAAAAGGCATTAATCTGTATGGTCTCGCTGTGACCCCTCAGACAATGCAGACTAACCTAAAATTCGACGATGAATCAGCGGGTAGAATTGTTAGTTTTTACAATTTGGGTTTGGCTATTTTACAGAAGTTCATGGAAGCTGGATGGAAGGAGGAGGAGCAAAACCCGTACAAGGTCGAAAGATTACAGAAAATTATGTCTCAGATTGAGAGGTTTGAATTAGATGAAGTGGCCGACTCTCCTCTAATATCTAAAACGATGAGAGACTCCTGGAGTCAGCCACTGACCCAGGAGAATCGCGATGAACTGTTGGACGATTGGCTATTGAATTCGAAGTTGGAAGCAAAAAGAATGAATTCTAAGACTGACAACCAGGAAAAGATTGATAAATTCATTGCAGAACTCAGAGAAGGAGAAAGAAGATTAGACAAGAAGAAGATTTTCCAGATGCCAATGATTTCTGTTAATAATGATTCAGATGATTTTATTAGACTGAATACTCCGAAACTCGGTGTGCTAGACTCCGCAGTGAAAAGACTTTGGTCAGCGTGCATACACTCAATGAATACATCTTGTAAACAGAACTTCTGGGAAATGCCTGATCATATAATAAGAGCAGATGATGAGACAAGAAAAATATTCATGGAAATAAACAATATGAATAAGAGGAAACACAATAGAGTTCAGGATGAAATGCTGACAGCTAGCAATATCGTTGAACTTGCTAAACTTGGAGTCGAGGGTAAAAAACATAAAAATAATCCCGAGGTGGTACTCAAAAGAGAGTTCACAAAAAGACCATTCCACTACGATGTCGATGTGACTGATATAGAGGAGTACATAACTAGCGACACTGTTGCAGTGACAGAGTATGATAATGGCATCTCCAATCAGATATCAGACTTAATAAAGCAAGGTCTAGCTGCTACTCAGAACTCTGATATAGTGGATAAATTTTGTAAGGAGTTTTCAATGACTTTGATTGCATCCTGTGCTAGGTTCGTCAATCTAATAATCACTGAGCTTAATTACTCGAGAAAACAGAATTGTGGAGAGCATGAGTTTATACTCAAGAGAGTTGGGAAGACTCCAGTGCATATGCTGATAAAACCAACAAGTGGAGACAAACACATTTTCTTTAGTCTACTGATACCAAAGAACAAAGTCCTCAGGATCATGGATGGCCCTTTCAAAGAACTGATAAGTGCTGGTGATTATTGGATCACTGACTTTGTGTCTATGGATCATCACAAGATTACTCACCTTCTGTACGCAGAATCAAAGTTAGCTGTACTGTTAGCAACCTGTTTACATATATTCTGCGTTCCTTTGTCCGACAAGCCAGTAACAAACACAAAAGATTATAAAGCCCAAAATCAGGGCCCGAGTTATAGGTACATGAAAGCCATAAGACATTTTAATGCGATGACACTCATTTACCTTGAAGATAAGGATCAAACATCTTCCACACTTCAATATGCTAGATATGCTTACATGGAAATCATCAAAGGAGGAACATTACCATTGAGACCCTTCAAAGTCATAGAGAAATTCGATACCAGACCAAAAAGCAGATTGCTTGTGTGGTTCTATAGGCGATTCATAGACGTATTCACCAAGATGGTCAATAACCCGCCTATATTTGTGGATGTAGCTGTTGAGGATGAAGATCCTTCGAGAGATAAACTTAGAGGATTATTATCATGGATCACAGGTGAAGAAATCGGTAAGTTTGAAATTGCTCTTAACTTGAGTTATTTGGGAGTGTTGCACAACAAGGATGAGGGAAACCTAACCCACGGTTTTTTTCAGATATTCAACAAAATCATTCAACAAGAACTTGTCTTAAGGGATTCTGATTATGATGCATTCGGGTATTCTAGCAAGAAGTATCAGGATCTGAAAACGCATGAGTTTAACTCAAATTTTTTGAAAATGATCTGCGATGCCGCTATGAAAAAGATGGACAAAAGTCATGGAAATTTCAAGTCTCACCTAAGAAAGAAATTCAATAGATCTCTTCTTAAACTCAATTTCACTCATTACGCAACCACAAAGGCATCAGCGATAGGCCTGGATCTGCTAGAAAAAGAGTACAGCGAGCATATTGAGGCCAATGATAGAAGGAAATGCATTGAGTCAGTAATATTAATGTTGAAGAAATGCGATTGCGTGAGTCCAATGGAAATACTTCATGATATATTCATGTACAAGAAACCGTTTGGAATTAGAGCAAATTTGTTTAAGAAAAATCAAATAGGAGGTGTTAGAGAGATCTTTGTTCTTGATTTGTTAAGCAGAATACTAATATCATACATTGAAGCTCTGTCTAGATCTGTGTGCGAAGAATTTCCAAATGAAATGCTGACAAAAGGAGATATGAAACTGAAGAAAACTATGGCTTTTTACTCGACGGTCAAGAATGAGACTCTGAAAGGTTCTAGGCCACACATATCAACTAGCTCAGATGATGCTCAAACTTGGTGTCAGCAATTTATGATGCCACTTTTTGGTCAAATGATTCATCATGTGTTCCCTGAGGAGTTCGTAGAACCGTGTTTGTGCATTCTGAATCTAGTCACTGAGAAAAAACTTGAGCTTCCTAAGGAGCTTCTAAAATCCTTCTGTGAGAAACCAAAAATGTTCGGGTTTAACGAGGAGATAAACGAATTGAAAAGACAATTCATGGGGGAAGGAGGAAACCATGATCTCGTAGACACAATGTCTATCTTTATGAATAATAGAAGCAACATGATGCAAGGAATACTGCATTACACTTCTTCAATGCTACATTCCATATACATGATGTACATGGAAGATATGATAGTCTCTCTATCATCAAAAGTGTTGTCATTAGACTCCATGATAAGCACTAAAGTATCCTCAGATGACTCATCCATGATACAAGTGGTATACACGAAGAAAGACAGGAAATTGACTGAGAAGAAGAAAGAAAAAATAAATGCGTTCTTCATATTCACATGTGCGATGAAGAGAGTTGGGTACAAATACATCTCAATAAAAGAATCTGAGGCTAAATCGACATCCTGTTGCAGAACGAATGTTGAAGAGTTCAATTCATCTTGGATAGTGAAGAACACTTTGCTATCAGTCCTCATAAAGTTCACATCAACCGCCATATCGATAAAACCATTATCTCAGTTCAAGGACCGTATAATAAACTTGTTCAATGCTAGGACGCAGGTGCTGGAGAATGGTGGTGGTATGCTGCTATGCTCTGTCATTCAAAGATATCAGGCATTAGCATTCTATCAAAGTATAGGAATGCACACCAGCAGTATGGCCAGCACTTACAAGGTTTTGCTGACTGACAAGCCACACCCAAATTTGGGCTTTTATCCTTTCGAGAATGAGTTGTTCTGTGGAATGATGGGCTACGATATGGCATTGTATGAACTTTGCAAACACGATGATAAAGCCCATTCAATACATTTGTATCTACACTCTAATCACAATCTTGAAATTGGATTGGATGGCTCGGTGAATTCGAAGATATTCTTCTCAGATAATCAAAAACGCAAGTACAAAGCAGCTGTTTCAGCATTAGGAATAGAGAAGGTGACTGTGACTGCGCACTTCGAAAACAACCCAACTGGTTTCTTCCAGAATGACATGGATCAGGAGTCTCAACTCATGGTAATAATGAACAAAATGTATACGCAAGGTGTCTCTGATACTTATTCTTTTATGTCAGATGCTAAGTTATCCGCTGCAGGTGTATATTCCATAATTTCTAAGTCATATAAGCACTCTAGGTCACTACCAGATGGATCAAGAGAAGTGAAGCTAATGTCGCTCTTAGAGTTGCTCTTATCCACGCCAAATAATTCACACAAAAATCATGCTTTCAGCAAAATATTCTTCCCTGGAATGGCGTTGTATGATAGGATAAGAGAGATGACTAAAATACCAGCAAACTTAGTTAGAGTTAACATGAAGCCGAGAAGGAAAACCACAGTCTCTATAGACAAAGGATTGCCACACAGCGTATTACCATTAAACGACCTGGTCAAGAGGGCTTGGCTTGGTATAAGAACGAAAGGTGGTAGATTCGAACACAAGTTCTCTTGGGATAGATACAAAGAGATATACCCCTGGCTCGATGAATCACTGGAAAAAACAAGAAAGAATGGTCCTTTTGATAACAACTTGGATCTCTTCACTTTCACGTCTTCTCATGAGAAAAACTTTAGGACTGTCAGCCCAATAGCAAGTGTGAGAGTCAAGAAGACTTTCTGGGAGAACATAGAGGAGTTATTTTGTAGAAACCAGTACCCTGAGAGAATGTATGTGCAGACTCAATATAGACCCATAGAACCAGAATCGGAAACAAATCTCAAGTACCAAATTTGGATTGCATCATCACTCCCGAAAATAATGAATATCCAAGAACTTATAAGAGGCATAATAACTTCTTACCCGTCAATATCACAGAATCTTAACTTTGAGGATGTGATGTCGTTAGATTATCACACTGCATCGTTGGCAGTCCTTCAGTGGTACTTGAAAACAGAACCCACAAACGATGAAGTGAGAGAAAAGTTGTTGATATTGAAGAGGGGTATATTTGGTTATTACTTAATAAGAAATCCAAATGACACAGCAGAGTATTTTCTTCAGATAGATGGAATAAATTTCGTCATCGTGTTAGATAAGAACAAAGTGATACAGATAAAGACAATATCTCCTGAATCACTGCACCAAGTCAGGAGAGAAATTGAAACTTATTTCTCAGAAATGAATTGGGAAATTGAAACAAGACTAAACCTCAACTCAGAAAGATATTTCAACTTAGAGAATGGAGTGATGACCATAAAGACAGACAATTCTGTGCCTGTCGTTGTCGATGAGTTACCAACATTCGCAATGGATAGACTAAAAGTTAGATTGGTCTTCGAGGACAATTGTATGAGACTGAAAAACCAATCTAGCGGAAAATCAATCACAATACTATCGTACAGAATCGCCCTTTCCAGAATCTACACACACACAAGGCTAATGAATGTGCATGGAAGGTTTAGAATACATGATATATTCGCTTATTACGTAGAAGATGAGCCTATGCCATTAGAATGTTTGAAAACACATATGATATCAATGAACCCGGAGATAGATTGGCTATATGACACTCTAAAGCAGAGATTAATTGAGAAAGATTTATGGAGGCAGGAAACCATCCCAGAATCATTGCTTGAAGAAGTTGAGGAAACTCCCAGAGAAGACCCACTAGAAGCTGCGCTATTAGTCAATGTTGATAAGTACAAGGATTTGTTGGGATCAGATTATGAAGATGGGGGCGCTGACTCGGATGCTGAGGATGCATATGTGCCCAGAAGAAGGAGTTTAGCATCAGAGAGCTCAGATGGTGAGATGGGCGAAGAACAGGAGGTCGATGAGGTCAAAGAGATACAAAATATTGACAACACCATGAACTACGACAAGATAAATTTGGAGCTATTTACTCAACAGAGGAAAGATGTTTATATCATAGATCCGAAGCCTTTCAATCGATTGTGGGATGACATAATATACCTAATAGCAAGAACTATCACAGGAGGTTTGGATAGATTGGTATCTGGTCCGGTCACAGAAGATGATCCTGCTTTCTATCAGAGGTTGGCAAGAGAGATAATGAGATTGGATATAAAACCAAGAGAGCCACATCCCTTTGATTGACCCACAATCACGAACACTAAACACATGAGGCCAGGACAATGATTTGTATATAATTCAATAACATTCAGTTTATGTATG